AAAGCTCCTATACACCTTGCTTCTGAGCTTAATGGAGTTCCATCTACATATTGTAAAGCCGTTAAAGGAACGTTACCTTTAGAGTTTTCTACAGCGCCTATTTCTGAGTCTTCAGTAGAGCCAAGCCTAACATTAAACGCATTAATATATTCACCATTTGGAACAAGCCTTTCATCAAGGCTTTTATTCATTCGGCCCGCTATAAAATTTCTTTGAATGTTTGCCATTTTATTTTAACCACTTATCTTCACCTCTAAGATTCATAAGCAATCTACTAGGGTGAATGTTACTTAATCTGATTTTAGCATTTCTTAATAAAGCTTGTTTGTTTTTTCTAGCTCTATTAATAATATACTCTTGTACTCCAAATTTACTATTTAAAATAGCATATTGTATATAAGCATATATATAATCTTCAAATAATTTATTTACACTTATTTTAGAGTCATCACCGTTTTCCATACCATCAGATATATACTGTAGTACACATTGTTGGTTTGCCATAGTGGAATCAAAATTAATAACACCAGATTTTTTATCAATAGTAAATGTAGGGTTTATATTAGCTGTTTCAGTATTTAAACCATATCTAGCTCCTATTCTGTAATTGTAAATGTCACTATCATAATTATATGCATTAGGATTTACATTTTCATCTATCTCATCATTTAAATATATACTCCTTAATGAACCGTTTTTTCTTTCTGTATCTAAAGTTGAATCAACTTCAGTTGCATTACCATCACCATCATAAGAAAATGTAGCTGTAGCAGATTGAATATAAGACACAGCTGATTGAACTTGAATATTTTCCGTTAATTCCCTTAACACGTTATCTTTTAATAAATAAAGCTTAACCCAATTAACGTAATCAGCAGGTAAAACAAATCTTAAATCGTCATATACCTGTAACTCTAAAGACTTAATTTCTTTAAATGCGTCATAGTTTAATTCTTGTATACCACGTTTTGCATGAAACAATATTTTAAATCTATTTTCATTGTTAATTAACTCATGGTTTCCAGCATATATTAATTCAAAATTATTAACTATATCTTTTAAAGTAACATATTGGTATGAACCCCAATTTTCATCCGTAGGATTTACACCATCATTAGTATAATATTTTTGTTGATTTATATAAGCCATAATTAAATATTAGTTTGATTTTGTTGTTGTTCTTCTATTTGGCCAAACTGAAATACGTCAGCCTCTCTTATTGATATTCCTGCGTATTGCAATATTTTAGCTACTAAATTATTTGTATCATCAACAGGTAATTCAAAATCTTGGTAATCTGATTGTGTTTGGTCAAACAATGGCTCACCTCCATATAATGTTACATACGTCCATTTTGGGTCTTTTGGATATCTGATGTAATGAGCTTGTATATCATTTACTCCATTAAAGGTGTTTGGATAAATAGCTATTTCATCAGCTTCTTGTGTATAAGCGGGAAATGTGGCAGAAGGTGATGTAAGTAATGAACTATTTAACATAGTAATTTTACTATGAGTGACTTTTTCAGCTTCACCTTTTAGACTACCTCCAGAAAAACACAACACTTTGTTTAACAAATAATAATCAGACCCTGTTGTAAATTGTGATGGTAAAAAATAAACGTTTTGAGTTTTTTGCGTTAAGAATGATGTGATAGAAAAAGTATCTATAACTTCTTCGTATCCTTTTTTAATATCAGCATATCCTGTCCCAGATATCCTTGCGTTCTCTTCATTTATTTGCTGATTATATCTTATAAAATATTCATCAAATATATCTAGCTGTGCTTGTTTAGCAAACAAATTAAAATCACCTGGAGATATATATCCGTAGTTATTTTTATTGATAATAGCAAGTACAGTATTTCTTACAGAGTTTATCATTTGAAAATCTTTTTACAAAGATACATAAAATAAAAAAGCACCCTGATTTGGGTGCTTTCCTGTCGATAGTAAAGGAAGGATTATATTATTAGTTCCAAGCTAATCCAGTTACAACGTTAGGCGGCATTAATGTTGGCGCCGCATTTGTGTAAGACGTGCTCATTAAATCTACTAGAGCAGCTACAAAAAAGTTTTGCATTGCAACTCCTGTTGAATCGGCAGCGTGTGTAAGGGTTACCTTATCAGTAGCTGCAGCTCCTGCATAGAAAAAAGACGTTTCAGTAGTAGAGGTCTGTTCAATAGACTCTACCATGTTTGCGTTTAATACGATAGGAGTAGTAACTCCTGATTGCGGAAAATTGAAATATTTATTCATGATTATGAGATTACAACGTTAGTGATTACAGTTGGAGCTCCATCAGTAATGTCAAGAATAGATTCTGACCATTTTCCTTGAGCAACTTGAATTAATTTATTTTGAATATAGTTTATCATATTATATCCACTAGCTGTATCAGCACCATGAGTTATTGTTATGGTGTCGAACGCTCCTGTAGTAAGATAATTAACTATAGTTGTAGTAAAGCCGCCGCCACCAGTGGAGACCATTACCATTTTATCAGCAGGCATAATTAAATTGCCATTTGCTGCAGTTTGTACTTTTAAAAATTTTGCCATTGTTAAAAAATTTAATGGGTTAAACAAGTTGTAAAGTTACGAATTTTTTGCTAACGCTTTTAAATGCTTATATGACTCTAAACCATCATCGCTTTCAAAGAATGAAGCTATAATAAACAATGGGTCTTCCCCGTATGGTATATTACACATCTTCTTTTTATTAGACGCTGTGTTAAACCACACTTCTTTCTTATTATTTCTAAGTTGTATTAGATTTTTATCTAATATGTTTTGAATAGTAGCGTTAAACTTAAGAGCAGGGTCTTTTAATAAATTCATAAAACCACCTGGGTTTTGTTTTGCAAATATTAAAATATCTCTTCTAAGCTCAGCTGTTGTAACTTTTGATACATCATTTTGAAATAAAACTCTAGCTACGTTTTCAACCTGTTCAACTGTTAGCTGTCTAGCTTCTATTAAAGCATCAACTTCTAAGTTTAAGTCTTCTACTAATTCTGCAGCTTCTTTTGCTTTATTTACTTCTGTAAACACTCTTCCTTTTCCAGGATGTAAGTCCATGAATTTTTGTAAGACTTGATTATTTTTAGGAACGTGTAAGAATCCATCTTCAAATACAATAGGCTCAATGATAGCGTTATCATCTTGCTCATCTTGAAATGGAGAGTTTTGATTCCTGGCGTATCTCAAAGGTCTATTAAGACCAGTGTCTTCATCAAAGTATAACAACGGAAACCTTGTAGTATGCCTTGATGCTAATATCAAAGATAAAGGTGGTGTTTCTCTTGTAAGTTTATATTGTTTATCTACGAATTTAGGTGTAGATTTTTTAGGGGTAATTTTTACTGTGTCCGTTTTAGGACTTGTATTTTCTTTTTTCATTTGATTTAATTTAATTTAAAATTTAAAAAAGGGGCATATTGCTACGCCCCTTAAAATTAATTACTAGTCTTGGAATAAGAAGAAGTTGTTTGCACCTAAAGTACATACAGCTCTCTCAGACAAGAAGTTTACTTGCATGTTATCGATATCCGACGTTGCAGCACCACCAGCAGAGCCAGTAATCCAAGTCTTATATCTTCTGTCTTCAGTTTCTGAAGCTCTATATCTAACATGTAAGAAAGGTCTCTTAGCGTTTTTACCAAGAATTTGGTCATAAACACTTGTAGAACCAGCTGGAACTAATAGTCCATTGATTTTACCTGAACCTGCACCTGATGGTAAACCACCTCTCATTGTAGGGTCGTTTAAGTATTTCCAATCAGTTTTATAGAAATCGTATCCTCTTCTGAATCCAGAGAATCCTAAGTTCAATGCCATATCTTCGTCATTGTCAAATAGACCGTAAGAAGTACCACCCGCTCCATAAGAGTTTTGAGCAGCTAACATATCGTCCATATCAAAAATGAATTGTCTGTTTGCGAAAATTACATTTTCTTCAATAGCTCCTTGTTTGTCTAATCTACTAATGATAGAATCGAAATCTGCTAGGGTAGTTGGGTTACCACCGTCCCAGATATTTCCTCTGTTTGCAACAGCATAAAAGATACCGTCTGACCCAGCACCTGGGTTAACAGCACCACCTGCGCTACCTAAAATAGCAGCAGCACCTGAGTTTTGCTCAGCTGGTACAGCTTCAATCATAGCTGTTTCTAAATAGTCATCGAATCTTAATCTTGTTTCGTGCTCAGACTTTAAATACCAAAGGTAACCAGTAGCACCGTCTTCAGTAGTTACTTCTACCCATCCGATTTGTGCCATATCAGAACCAGATACGTTGTAAGTATCTTTAATGATGATTGGCTTGTTGTCGAAAATGAAGTCGTTAGATTCTAATGAACCTACCATACCTGCTGTTCCTTTTTTAAATTCTGAACCGTAAATAAATACTGTAACGTCTGCGTTACCAACACCAGTACCTGCAGTTACTAAACCACCTGCTTCGTAAAAGTCAGCTGTGAACTGTCCTTTACCACCACCGGCATTGTTTACTGCGCTTACTACTGCTTTGTTAAGACCTGAACCATCGTTTTGAACAACTACAATAGTTTGTCCTACTCTGACTACTTGCTCAGCAGTTGCTGGGTCAATTGCATCGTTTACCTGAAATACAGCTTGGTCAGCATTTAATATTGCTGCTGTACCTACGCTTGTATATTTCGTGTGTAACCTACCTTGCTCTGCCCATTTGATAAGGTCTGAGTTTGTAGGCATTTCCGCTCCTACCATTCTAAGGAATGAAGAAATCGTTCTATTACCGTATCTTTCAAATTCTTTTTCATAAGTA